GGAGTTGAAACTGGGTGAGTCATGATTGATTCTAAATGATGTTCATAAGCAAAATCACCAGAGAAATATACGTATCCTTCACCACGAACAACTTCGATGTCAAGATTAGGAAAAGCTTTTTTGACTTTCTGATTTACTCGATGAAAATTAGCCATGATATAATTTCCTCTTCAGCTTTGTGGCTGTTTCCTTATTTGATAGATTCATTATACCAAAGGTTTACGTCCGTGTAAACCTTTTTCTTAATTTTTTTCTAATCTTCTTCTCCATCATCGCCGAAGTTAGTTTCCATTACAGATTCGTACAGTTGCTGGTAATCACTCATCTCTTCAACTTTCTGATTGAAGTTATGTTTGTGATAATCTCTAGCCATATTACGAATATGCTTTTTAGGAATACCTGTGATATCATGAACTTCATCAATAATTTCTTTTACTTGATCACGTTCACCTTCCATACGAACAAACGAGTTCGCAATTTCTTTAACAGCGCTGTTGAGCTTTTTCAGATCAGCAGGTGAACTTGGAATTACAATTTCATCATTCTTAGCCATAACTTCCTCTTATTTAATGTAAGCAATAATATCTGGTCTAATTAGTGGTTTCTTATCAATGTTTTCTGGGTGTGTAACAATTCTATCAACTGTTAGCTCAATACACTCTCCTGTTTCCATGTTAGCAAAATATACATCTCCTTTCATTGGTCTATATTCTTACTTGTGGTTTTGATGGAATTTCACTTGATTGTTTGAACCTAGCATAATATATTGTATTATCATCGTATCAATCATCTCCACCTTTCAATAAGAATTTGTTTGAAATTCATCACTCATGTGATAAATACATTATAACATAGGAGAGCTTATGTTAAACAAAAAATGGTATGTTTATATAATAATATTTTTAGATTCTAGTTTTTATATAGGGTATAGAGGTTCTAAAGGAGACCCAAATGATGATTTCTTAGTAAAATATATGTCTTCTTCTAAAGTAGTAAAAGAAAGAATAACCAGTGGTTATGTATATTTTGGTATTATATTAAAAGAATTTTCTAATAAAGAACAGTCTTATAATTATGAACAAGATCTTATAGATAAAAATATCAAGAATCCACTTATACTGAATAAAGTATGTTTTAAGGATAGAAAGGGTTTTGGATTATTAACTCAATCATCATCAGATAAAATATCCAAATCATCATATAAGATGTGGCAGAATGATGACTTTAAAAAATCAATGTCATTAAAACAAAAAGAATCATGGACAAAAGAAAGAAGAGAATCTCAGAGCAATAGATTGATTAATGAATTTTGGACAGAGGAAAGAAAAAACAGTCACTCAGAAAAAATGAGAGGAAGAAAATTTACAGAAGAAGTTAAAGAAAAAATGAGGAAGCCTAAATGTGATGGTCACGGAAAGAACGTATCAAAAGCATTATCTGGAGTACCTAAGTCTAAAAAACACAGAGAAAGTTTATCTAGGTCAAAACAAGGTAAAATACTAACAACAAGAAAGATATTACAGATTATAGATCACCTAGGCAATGAATTTGAAAATGAAAGAAGGTTTTGTATACATTATAAACTATCAAAGGGTTTTTATGTGGATCTAGACAAGCCCATAAGGTATTCTTCTGTGTATGACAAATTAGATATACCAAACACAGAAGAAAATAGATTGAAAACAAAGAGACAATTAGGTTTCCATTTTAAGTAACCATTTGTTTGAAATTACCTTGAAGCTATCTTTTGAACTATTAACGAATGGCTTAAAGACAATACCTTCTCGATACTTCGCATTAATACTAGGACCATCTGCGTATGCAAGAATTTCTTCAATCGTACTAAACTTCTTAAATACTTTGAAAGCATGTTGCAATGATGGAACTGATTCAATTCCGTATTCTTCAAAGATACCCATTACTGACGTATAGTCATAGTAGCTCTGAGTAGTTATATTAAACACATTGAACGCGAAAAATTTAAAGTTAGGGAATTTATCCTTGTTTCCTTGAATTCCTGGACCACATACTTCACCTTGAACTGCGATAGAGTATCTTAGGTCTTCTCCAATATCTCCGAGAATATCTGGAAGACGAGCATTCTCTACAGCTTTCCAAAAATGAGAGTCAGGATTGTACTTAAGCTGCATGTTTCTTGAGCAGACAATGATCTCACCGAACTTTTCTCCAGTGTCTGCATGTCGAACTTCAATGGCTTTCTTTTCTTCATCTATATCTTCGTGATTCATTACCCATTGATCTTCCATGTCACGACCAATGAATGCTACAGTACATGAGGAGCCATCAAGTTTTAGTGTTGGAACATATAGCGTATCTTGTTCTGTTTCACTAAGCTTATCCCAGAGGTTCTGAATGCGCTCTTCATCAGTCTTTGGAATAAAGTCTGGACGAATACCTGCAGCTATGAGTAAAAATTCATTATCAATACTTATCATAATTATCTATCTTTTTGATCAACAATAAGTTCGACTGCTTGTTCGCGAGTTAATGGAGAGAGACCTTCATGGGCGCTCTCTGCATCGCTGTAACAACCATTATGATCATTCCATTGTAGCCATTCGATGATCTGTTCACGAGTGCCTTGCTTAATAAGATATTGTTGGAAATCTTCTGAATGTGGATTGCCGTTCATCATGATATAAACTCCAATCTTCAAAATTTTAGAAAAAAGGGAGGGGCTTAGCCCCTCATGTTAAAGTGGCTTAACAGGATTTGGGTTGATCTGTGTAGTGTAAACTTCAACACCTTTCTGTGTAAGATTCACTACAGGCATATTCTCTTCCCAGTCCATAATATCCACAAGACCTTTCTTCGAGAGACTTCCCAGCACTCCACCAAGCGATCCTTTAGGAACAGTATTCTCAATGCTGCATGTCCAAATTTGATCTGTCAGATCATCACCAAACTCAGAGTTGTCAATTCCTGTCAGTACTTTCTCTTCCATTTCTGTCAGCTTAATAGTCATAATTTAGATTCCTTCGATTTATGGTTTTTGCCATTTGATGTATCCATTATACTAAGGAATTGAGCAGTTGTAAACATTTTTCTATTTAAAAATAACGCATGACAGATCACTAAAGTTCAAACTGTCGATGATCTGTTCAATAGCGTCCCAATTTCCACCAGCAAGACCAGCTCCAATCTGTGGAATACCAATCTTATACTTCACATCCATGTCGTAAAGAAGCTTTATCTGTTTGAATGCATTGTACACAGCTTGATAATCAACTGGCTTTTCGGCAGGATTCATTCCGTATTGTGTGTAAGCATTGATAACTGTGAAGTTGTAATTGATTGGCTTCACACCTCTAACACTTGGGGCAATTTGTCTAAGAGCTTGACCAGATACTCGAGCTTGAGTAATCATTCCAAGTTTATTGCGATCTCCTTTCATAGTCATGCTATCCACACGTCTAGCATTAGGAAGCTTTTCTGCGATCTGTTTAGCGATACCAGCTCCCATCGTACAAAAGCAATTGCAACCATGAACAATAATATCAAACTCACCGTCTTCTGCAAGTGTAATCAAATTTCCTTCAACGTATTTCATATCATCACCTAGTATAAGTTCTCAGAAAAAGTTCTGATTCGGACATCAGATAAATCCAACTACTACACCAAGAGGTGCAAGAAAAATACCAATGATTCGTAGAACGAATAGACCAGTAACTCCACTGTCCATATCAACAAGCTTAATGATATTCCAAACCCATCCCCATGCGGAAACGAATACTATCAATATCCACACGACAACAACTAACAGTTCAGTTAAAGTAAAGCCTTTTTGATTTTTCACCACATAATCTCCAATTTTGCATATTTAGAATTAATAGAAAGCAATTTTACTCTGTACCCTTTCTTAGTACAGAGTTTCATTATATTCTCTTCCTCACCAAGTATTACAGAATATAAGCAATTTTTACACCAAGGTTTGCTCGATAACTAATCTTTTCTGCTATGTCCATTTCTTTTTCTCGATAGCGAGCTTCTTTTTCTCTTATTGATTTTGCAAGATCAGAAGCTTCAAAGGCACTGATCAGCTCATCTTTTTTCTTTTTTCTAAACATGGCTTAATCCCACTCTATGTCTGTGACTTTCTTTTCAAGCTTTTTCTTACCATCACCTGGCTTTCGCTTGCCTACCTTTTTAGCCGTTTGTTCTGGTTCTCCACCTACATCAGAATATCTCATCTTATCCCAATCGATATTGACAAGCTCTGGTTTTGCATGAGATTTATTGCCCCAACGAGTTTTAAGAAGATGAACACACTGTTGCCCATTATCTTTCAACACTTCATCTTGTGTTACAGCAATAAACCAATCTAGTGTCGCAGGTAATCCGAAACTGTTTTTTGTTAAGATGTCATTAGCATAAAACAAATTATCACCAGACACAGAGATGTCTATAAGCTCTCTTTCATCTAATTCTTCAATTTCAATTATTTCATCATTAAAATTAATTAGCTTTTGATCAGTATATTCTTCGCGCTCCTTTTTATTAATTTCTTCTTTGTAAATATAATCGGCTATCTGAAAAATATCTAACTCAATACTGCTGTCAAATTTCATCAATTTATCTGCTTGTACTAAACATTTCTCATAAATATTATTGTTCATTAATACTTTCCTCTATAAACTTAAGTACTTTATATTCTTTGTTTGTTTCAATTGACCAGACAGAGAATATCTTAAATCCATTGTCTCTAGCAACTTCTTCTTTATACTTATCTTTTAGATAGGCATCTTCTCTATTTTTGCCAAAAAATTCCCCAATATATCTAAAGACACCATCATCTTCGATACTTATAGGGTGCCATGCTATTCCATGATATTCTATTATACCGGAAAGCATTTAAACTCAATAAGAACTAATTTTACTACTTATTTTTAATCCATCGTTTATTGACATACGGCCATCTTTTGTTGGAAAAACATGATCAGCACTGCATATAATTTCTTTTCCTGATTTCATTTTAATTCTATATGACTTTTTAATTTTTGGACAGTGTTTCATTCTTACAACTTTATATCCGTCATGTGACAATATTTCATCTCCAACTGAAACATCCTTTAGTAGTATATCACCCTTAGTTTTTTCAGTTATGACACTATATGGATCAAGACATTCACTGGTAGAAGTCATATCTGGTGATTTATCATTGAAGCCATCACGATTGATTTGAGTCGCAGTCATAATAGGAATTTCAAATTCCACAGCGAGACCACGAAGCTCTTCGGCGATTGCTTTAATGTACGTATACGAATTCACTCCTGCCATTGATTTATATCTGGAAGATGCACAGATATTGATATAGTCGATGAAGACGAAGTCAGGATTAAATTTTTTCTTCTGTTTGAGTTCTTTAAGCAAATGTCTGAAGTGGCCAGAGTGAGCTGCGCTAGTTGGGTATTCTTTCGCAAAGAATCGACCATGAGTCTTTGACTTAACTTTATCAACCTTTTTAAGATACTGTTCTTTAGAAAGTTTCTCAAGATCATCTGTCGATATATCGAGAAGGTTAGCCTCAACACGTTGCATCACCAATTCTTCTGCCATCTCCATTGTGATATACAGAACATCTTTACCTTGCTTGAGTAATTCACCCGCAAGATAACACATCATAGCAGACTTGCCCACATTCGTGCCCGCTAGGATACAGCTTAATGCTTTTCGTTTATGCCCACCATTTGACAATCGGTTTAGAGCAGACAGAGAAAATGGAACTCTAGCATCTTCGTCTGTATACATGTCATGACGACGGTCAGCATCATCAAAGAACTCCATACCAATCGTAGTGTCAAACGATACAGACAAAGCATCATCCAACATGTCAGGAATAGCATGAGCATCTAACTCTTTATCATTTCCATCAAGAATGTTAATTGATCGGTAGATCGCAGAATAAAGTTTCTTATTCTTACAGTAATCTTCTGTCTCGTCTACAAGCCAGTCAATGTTAGGAAGATCATCTTTATCATTATAGCATTCATCAATCAGTTCGACAATCTCAGAGAATTCACCTTCTGAAATAGATCTCTTCTGTAGGGAGATTGCTAAAGCATCAAGATTAGGAACGGTATTGTATTTGTCGAATAGTTCTTTATACGTTTCAAATAGTGTCTTTTGATATCCATCAAAATATTCACTCTCAAGATAAGGTAAAACTTTTCGAACAAACTCATCAGAATATAGTAATGCTTTAAAGATGGATTGTTCTATTGATACCATGAGAATCCCTATAGAAAAAGAAGGTCCGTTTAAGAACCCTCTATTATATCATTGTTTATTGGATTATTCTTCAGAATTAAGAATCTCTCCAGTGTCTTCATCAAGTTCTTCGCCGTCGTTGAGCATATCATCGATCTTGCTCTGAAGCAAAGGATCACCACCACCGAAGCAATACATACTCTTAACAGCTTCATTGAATGTTGTATCTTTCAGTATAGGGTCCCAGAATTTTGTAGTTGATGTTTCTTTACGACGCCAGTTTTTATCGTCTTCAACATTTGCTCTTGCATACCAACCCATCTTAGGTTTAACAACATGCCCTGTAGCAATCGCAATATCAAGTAGACCAGAATAAGTATCTAAGCCACTGCCATAAAGAACTTCAAATGGAATCGCCGACTTCTCTCGAATAGTACGAGACTTTTCAACGTTAAGAATGAACTGCCAACCGATAACATCTTTACCTTCTTTGATCTGCCGTTTACCGACAATGAATACGTTGTTAGCAGAATACATTGGTCCAGTGTTATGAGTGATAACACCATTTTCTAGTACATAGTTTTCTTCATCTCTAACAGAGATATCATATACATTATGCTTACCGATTCGTTCAACACTTTTTACTTTCATTTAGCACCCTTCTTAGCTTTAATTTGAGCATCATCTCCGGGTTTAAGGTCTTTTGCTTCTACCCACTGATCATTTACAAGGAACTTGTGATTTTCACTACATTCCACAATAAATCCATCTTCAAACTCTACAGAGATACATTGTGGATTTCCATTTTCTAAAGTTTTTGGATTCCAAGTCTGGTGTACTTCTTTCATACCATTCTTAGTAGCAACAAACTCACCTACTTCAATATCTTCAATATTCTTATATGATCCTTGTGCTGTAAGAATACGAGTACCAGGAAGTAAGCAACCACCTGACATAATCTGTTTCGGTGCACCCATTGATCCCATATCATCATAAGTATGCATAGTGCCAATCATTGACATTTCACATCGATCAAAGTAAGGAGTTGCGATACGAAAGAATGCTTTCAGAGCCTTAGCACGTGTACCCATATCAGCAGCAGGATTGTCAGACATTGCATCTCGTACTTCTTTGATAGACGCAAGGTTACCAATTGAATCCACAAAGACAACAAACCTTGGTTTATCTTCTTCTTTTTTAGCGGATTCATATTCTGCACGAATGTCTTCAAGCTTAGTGACCAAGTCAAACTTTAACTCTTCAACGTTCATCACTGGAACATAGATAACACGCTCAACATCAATGCCTACTGATTCAAAGTACTCTTGTGAAGCACCACCTTCAGAATCATAGAAGATCATGTGAGCATCAGGATAAGCATCGAGATACGCCTTACACGCAATCAGACCAAACAGAGTTTTGAATGACTTGGATTTACCCGCTAGACAAGTAACACCTTGATTCAGTCCACCATTTAATAGATCACCACTGAAAGCAAGGTTAAGACCATACACTCCAGTGTCATGTAGTTTCTTTTCCTTTTCTAGTATTTTTGAAAATTTACCAGCTCCATAGAGCTTTGTTGATTTTGCAAACTTATCTGCTAAACCCATATATGATTCCTTAGTGAAGTGTATTAAACAGTTTGTTCTTTACCTTTTCTTTGTCTAGGAAACCTGCATCTCCTAAAACATCAACGACATCTGTCATGAATTGCTGATAGTAGATAATACCACTTTTCTTTAGATACTCTTCTACACTAGTTAAACGCTTCTTGACGTTGTCTTGAGATGAGTTAAGAAATTCAGTATCTTCGGCAATACTACTTGCTACCATATCAAGCAATTGAATATCGTATTGTAAACTTTTATGAAGCCTTGTAGTTAGATATGAAGAAACTTTCTTATCTTCTCCATCGGAAAAGATTGAAAAGTCAGATTTAATCAAATCTTCATGTCCTTCATCAGGAGCTTCGATTTGAAAGAACATTTGATCAATAAAGCATATTGTATTTTCAGCCGTATCAAAATCAATCGTAAACATATATTCATCAGCTGAACTTACTGCTTCGTTTACTGTCCCTGATACACCTGTCTTAGTGCTACAAGTCGTAAGTAGCTCTCGAAACAAATCCTCTTTTCCAGAGTTTGATTCTAATGTAAGTATAAGTTTTGCCATAAGTATCTCTTTGCTATTGAGTGAATATGATATATTGTAACACACATCTATTAGATAATGATATCAAAAGCTAAACATATCAACTTTTTCTTCTTCCGAATATCGAATCACATCGAGATAGATACGAAGTGGTTGTAAGAATGACTTTTCTAGCATAAGCTCACGATTTACATATTTTTCGAGTTCAAATTCTTTTGGAAGATAAGTGTCAAATCCGATTACATCAACACTTGTAGGATTAGGCATTTTCAGTTCAACGAACTTGATTTTATTTCCATCAGTGATAGGCTCGATTCGTTTAAGATTCAATTTCTTTATCATTTGATTATGATTAATCGCAGCTTTAACATTCTTTGGTGTACCGCTCTTAAACAGTTTATCTTCATCGTACCACTTACCAATATTGTTAACACCACGTGGCATTGCAATATCATTGATAGATAAAGAGTGGAATTCATCTACGATCTCTTGAACACGCTTCTGTAGTGTTTCTTCTGATTCATTAATACATACACGGTAGCATTCTTTCAGATATGTTCTAGCCCATTGTGGAGTGCTAGACTTAACTGACTCCATACCCATAATTTTATAGTAGGGATCATTAAGATAGCGAGTACCTTCATCGTCAAATACAGACATGACATATTTCTTTTTGCCTGCCCATACTGCGCGATTGGATATGATCTCTCTACTCCAAAACATACGCTGCTCATAACAGTTCATATAATCAGCAAGCTCTTGACAGCGTTCTTCAATCTTAGGTTGAATCACTTCGTCTGAGAAATGTTCAATTGTATTAAGTAGCTTAGCACGATCCATATCTTTAAGCGTATCAACAAACGGCTTGATCGTAAAGTAACCAGAGTCAGTATCACTGTAAATCCAGAAAGCTTGCTTTGAATCAAATATCTTCTGTAAGAATTCATTGATGTAGCTACATGTCCAGCGATTGATCAATTGTCCTGACATGGTGATAGCTTCAGCATTCTCTACCTTATAGTATAAGAAGTGTTTGTTACCAAGAGCACCATAGCCACCGTTAAGTAGAATCTTCAGACCCATCTGCATGTTATTAGCAGCAGACTCTAAAGCATCATATTTATCTTTATCAGATTTGCTTCCACTTTCATCAGCATCAACATTCTGTTGTTTATAGCCTAGCATCTTTTTCTTGTATGATTTACGTTCAGAATATATTTCACGTTTGATTTCAGAAAAGAAAGACATTCGATCTGTACGATAGCATTCACCGTTTGCTGTAATAGTCATATCTGTTATATTTAAAACATCCGATAAGTCTTTAGACATATTCTCATTTAAGAAATAGTTAACATTGACTTTATCTATTTCTTTTTTAAAATCGTTCTCTAAGTATTCTTTAAGTTCTAATAATCTTTTTTTATCCATTCGTACCTCTTCTGTCCACAGTCGTAATATCTATAAATGCTATTGGATTCTAATATTGACTTTACTGTACATTTTCTAGAATATACGATAGTATCATTAATTGATAAAGCAGAACTTAATAAAGAGCATATATTATCATATTTAGACAGTACATCAAAATCTGTAACATGAATTAAGATGACCTTTATTGGTTAAAAAGTATTCTTTAATCAAAGTCTTTAAGTCTTTCATTAATTTCCTCTAATGCTTTTTCTTTAAAAACATTTATAGGAACATGAGTTTCAGGCCCAATGTTCCATTGCTGCTCTATGTGAGGGTATAGTGAATTTAAGTCGTATGATACAACCCAATCATGAAATCCTTTTATTGGTTCTTTAACGTATGCACCTTCAAACTCTCGTTCTTCAATAATCTTTTCACGACGGAATGGAGGAACGACATTTTTACTATAGAGGAATTTAGCAACTAGCTTTTCCCATATCTTTACAGTACCCATTGTATCTTCAAAGTTACATAGAGAATAGTAAGACATAGCATATATGAGAGACATCAGTCCAAGCTTTTCATCTAGACGTTTGATGATATCTACGTCACGAATGTTGTAGTCAATGAATAGTTGATAGTTCTTTTCATATAAGTCTTGAAGATCGCCATAATCATCATAAGTCAACTTTTCTTCGCCAAGTTCAGCATGACCGATAAAATCAAGACGATATGATTCACGTGGAGTATAAGTATGCTTCTTGTAGATTTGCATGTAGTCGAGATGAGGCATACCTACAAAGTTATAAACAGTTTGCATTTGACCAAAGTTAGCTCTTACTTCACGTTCATCGATTTTATTGAACGGAGATAGCATCTTTTTGGTGTATGCTTCACCAAGTACTTTGTTACATCTGTTTACAATGTAAGGTACGTCGAAACCTTCAGAGTGCCAACCAGTCAGTACATCAAATCTGCTTTCTTGTACATAGGATAGGAATGCACGAAGTAGAGATTCTTCATCCATAAAACCAATATACTTAACTTTTAGGTCTTTGATCTTTTTGTCAACATTATCTTTCGACCAACCGCCACAACCATCATATTCAAGACCAAGTGTCGTAAAAACTTTTGTTACAGAATCATATGTGGTGATAGCGTTGATTGGATACTTTGCTTCATAAGGATCAGGAAAGCCATCGGTTGCATGAACCTCGATGTCAGTCATACCAATACGAATAAGATCGGCGTTGTAGTCTGGAGTTTTACCTTCAAACAATTCGATCATAAACTGATTGGCATAATCAGAGTTACCACAGATTCCTATTTCTGGAAGTTCTTTGTACTCTTCAGCAAATCCTTTAGCGTCTCGCATTGAATCAAATTCAACTGCTTTAACGTCTTGATTGTAGATATTCTTTAAGCCTGTCTCTTCTTCTGTCACTGTATATAGTGTTGGCTTATAGAAATCTACTACTTTTGATTTAGTGACAGGATCGTTGTTTGACTTGTAGCGAATTAATATCTTATTACCTTGTTTATAGTAATAAGTGTAGAACATTTGATCTGATGACATTAAAATCTCCAATAAAAAAGGATGGCTTTACACCATCCTTTTATTATATCAAAGTTTGCTAGCAATTTATGAACAATTTAGAATCAATATCCACTATCATAACGACGTTTGTTTTCAGCGTTCTTCAACATATATAGAATATAGATGTCTTTGGAAGTAAGTCCAAGTGCAAGAAATTTGTTCATCATAAAGTGCCAGATGTCAATCATTTCAAATAGCATTTCAAGCCGATCTTCATCAGGCATCTCAGAAATTAACTCATTTGAAATATCTTGATGATTCGCCTTCCACTTTTTCCAAACAGCAGATGCTTCTTTTTCGCCTTTGCTCATACCACCAATAGCATTCTTCAGCTCTCGAAACTCATCCATGATAGCATCGTAGTTACGATCCATCCAATCAACCATCTGACCTTTTGTTTTTACTTGGTCTGGACTAATGTTATCTTCTGGTAGTTTCTTTGCAAGAATTGTCTGTAGCCAATTTTGCATGTTAAGCATGTCTTGCAAAGGATCATCAGATTCAATGAATGCATTTTCAATTTCTGTTACTTTGTCTTTATCTTGAATAAGATCAGCACATGAATTATATTCAGCCATTTATTTTTCCTTAAAATTATGATTAGTTTAACATATTGCAACTATATATCATAGACGTTGAAATTATTTAAAATATAAGAACTTTACTGATTCTCAAACAAATCAATAATTTGTTCTTCTGAATGAGACTCAAAATCTATTTCTTCTTTCCAATTATTCTGCTTAACAAAATCAGAGTTTGAAAATTCTAATTCACCAAGAATAAATTTTTTTGCTTCAAGAACAATGTCACGTGCTGTGTGTACTGGAACATTTTGTGCAATATGATTCATATTCTTTTTTCCACCTAATAACTCAAAATCAATTGGAAAACTCATAATATATAAACACTCACCAATAGTCAATGATCTATCTTCTATTGGGTGTAGAACTGAAGTCATATTTCTTCCAGTTAGAGCACCAATATTATTGTCATATATGTTTATAGAGCTATCCCATATATTACCTCCAGCAGATAGCTTATTTTTTATGTATAGAGCACTATCATATGCTTTAACATCACCATCATTTTTAAAAAAATCTATAGCTTCATCTAACAGTTTATTGTTATTCACAAATTGCAAAACTGATTTTGTATTACTATCTTTTACCATTTGTCGTATATCTAGATTACAAAATTTATAATTTAAAAATCTAAAATACGAATCACTTAATATTTTTGTGTTAGTATGATCTAAATTAATACCATTAGGCTTATATGATAAAACGTAATCGTCAAATTTGTCATAACTATGGTTATAAAAATTCATATAAGGTGCAACTTTAGATTTCCATAAAATAGCAAAACATCTACGTCTATCTTGTGGAATTCCATGACGAATAGTTGAGGTTTTATATAAAGTCAAAGAATAACCATTTTCTTTAGCTATG